CCAGAATGATTCGCGGGTTCTTCGCCTTCTGCGAGAACGTGTAGCCGTAGGCCGCACCCTTCAATGTGGTGAACCGGATGAGCCACCGCTCGTCGCCGTTCAAGGTGAAGACGTGATCGTCGGGCATGCGTCACCTTGTGGCCGCCATGTACAGACCGACGTTCGCAAACGCGTAGCCGAGGTACGCGATGGCCAGGCCCGACTTCCCATGCCACGCGAGATCTGCCGCGACGTAGGCGTAGACGAATCCGGTGAGTGCGATCAGCCAGCCGGCCATGGCGAGAGTCCTTTCACCGGCCACCCTAGCGGGGGCGTCAACCGATGCCGATCTTGCGGCCGATGGCGTTCAGCTGCTCGGCCCGCTTTGAACAGCCACACGGCCGCCCGATAGCCTTGCTGACTCGCTCCTCAGTGATTCCGACAGCGGACAGTCCCGCCTTAACCATGTCGCCCAGGCCGGGCTTCGCTCGCGGATACGCCTTGTGCGTCTCGTCTACCACCAGGCGGTCGCCGTCCTGGCTCACGATGCATGGCCGCACCTGCTCGAGCGAGTAGCCACGCTCGCGGCACCGGGCCTCAAGGTGATGCAGCCGGCAGCGGATCATGGGAGCGGGTTCTCGCACAGTGATATGTCGAGCGAATCGGCGCACGCCCCGTATGTTCCAACCGACAGGCAGTTCTGCCTCGTGATCTGCGTGCAGGAAATACTTTCCGCACCAGTAAAGCACGGGGCAGTCCAGACTTGCGTGTTGCCGTCACACTCCTCCTCCGCCCCAGGCTGCACGAACGGGTAGTTGTAGGCAGATCCACATTCGTCGCAGTCGTCCACGACACGCAGTCGGAAGTACCACTGCGAGGCGTAGGCAGTTGTCCACTGCTCAACGCAGTAGTCCGGGATGAAACAGTGGCCGGATGCAAAGTGGTTTTGGCGTGCTGGAGATGTTCCGGCGCACCCAGCGGCACCGCTTCCAGGCTGTGACGCCTGATAGTCAGACCAGACGTAGAGCGTCCCTGGCGGCTGGGCCGCTGGGATCATGTCGGACTGCCGGATCGGCTGGTTCTGCGCGTTTTTGACCGAGTAGTCGAACTCAAAGTAAGACCAGACCTTCTCGCGGCACAGGTATCGGTACGAGCAGCACATGCACGGGCTGTCGCACGTCACGCCGGCAGTCCACACGCCGCCGGCCTGTTCGCATGCTGACTGCGACTTCTTCGACGGATCCTTCTCGCCGTCAATGCAGCAGCATCCGCAACAGCACTCCAGTCCAGCCCCGACCAGGCCGTCACGGAGGATAACTTGCCCGTCTTGGAATGTGATCTGCGTCATGTGGCGGTCGAGCAGTTGGCGATCGAGTACCACTCAAGGCACGGCCCCGTGGTGTTATGCCCGAGCAACTGAATGGAGGCAGCGTCGTAGCCAGACAACTCCGTCAGGTCTACGCCACCGAGCGTCATGCGGCAGGTAGCAGTGCCGCCCATGGTGATTTCCACGGCACTGTTGGTGCCGCTGGCTTTGCCGAAAACGACGTGCCCGCCATCCTCTGCTGCGTTGCACCAGTTGTAGACCGTCGCCGTGTTTGTGCTACCAACCAGCGTCACCGTCTTGGATTCGCCAGTCGCCCATGCCCCCGTGAACGTGGCGACGCTCAGACGGTACGGCACGCCGCCGCCGATACGCTCAAAGGTCAGCGGCTCCGCCCCACGTTCGCCTTGCTCGACGCGGCGAACGATCTTGGCAATACGCTCTGCCGCCGGGCGAGTGAATGTCACCCGCTCGGTCTTCGCGGCCTTGCCGTCTGGCTTTTGTGCCAAGGCTCAGTCCTCGTACACGGTGAGCACCAGGCGGGTGCCTTCGACGGCTGCCTTGGCAGCGTAGTCCCCAGCCGCCAGCCGCAACACTGCGGCCTCGCCAGCTTTGAGCCGGGCCGTCTCGTGCAGCGTCCCGCCGGCGTAGCGGCCGAAGCTCACCGTATGCGTCGTGGCACTTGCCAGCGAACGGGCGAAACACAGCCCAAGCGAGCCGAGAGTGGCCGTGGAAATCTGCGTGACGGCCGTACCCAGGTTCAGCGTGACCGAAAGCACGCCAGCCGTGGCGATGTCAGCCGTGACGCCAGACGCAGCGAATGACTGCGACAGGGCACCCTTACTGACCTGGCCGGTGATCGTGTAACTGATGTCGGGCATCGGTGCTCCTTAGAACGGCGGCGTGCCGAAGTAATTGGAAAAGTCTGCTTCTGGGTAGACGCGTCGCGTGAGAATGTCGGGCTCTTGATCGTCAGCCTTGAGCCCACCGGCAGTGGTCAGGGCACGCGGCGAGCCGGACGCCACCTTCTCGCCAGACTCTGGGTCTTTTACCCAGACGCGTTTCTTCTCGCCGCCTTCGAGATAGTTCCAACCGACATTCGGCAGAAGCAGATCGTGACCGCTGGCCCGATAGACGAGCTCGACGGTGATCTGCCAATACCGCAACTCCACGTCGTTCACGACTTCGGTGGCCTGCTGCCCGCTGATCCCAGCACACAGCCAGGTGTGAGCGGCACCACCCAGGTAAGAAGACGAGTTCACGCTGTTCGTGACTGCGGCCGCATTGGCCAGCGGGAACGTAGGGCGGTTGCCAGAGATCGACGCCCGCACTTCCGCCTCAAGCGTGGTCAGCCCCTCGAAGAAATCCTTGGCTGTATTCTGCAGCGGCTTCTTGGTTCCGTTGCCACTGCCGTCGTAGTAGACGAGCGCCGGCACCTGGGAACCGCCGGTAGAGAACGACCACACGTCAGGACGTGCCAGCGGATTTGGGTCGAGTTCTTCCTGCTTCGGCAGTTCGTAGCTGTACGTGATCTCGGCGTGATGCCGATCCGTCTCCGTGACCTGAATGTTCAGGCACTTGAGGTACGAAAACTCGGGGTGGGCGGCCGCGTGGAAAATCCCGACAGCGTTGACCAGCGTTTGCGTCGGCGTCGGCTCATCGACTGTGACGATGTACTTCCGCTCGGCGGTCGGGCTTTCGCCAAACTTGTGCGACGCTGTACGCGGGATGACTTCGCGGTAGGAGATGACGGCCATGGCTAGTTGAGGATCTCCACGGTGCCGATCTGGCCGTTCCTGTTGAACTGCTGGAGCTCACGCAGCTGGGCTTCCTGCAGCTTTCTGTCCTCTTCCGTGAGCGTGCCGGCCTGCATCTTCTCCTCGAGCTTGGTGCGGGCCGTGTCGATGGCAGCGTTGAAGTTGGCCTGGAACTGACTGAGAACACCGGCAGCCGCCTCGGCGGCAATCTGCGCCTCGAGTTGGGCGATCTGCTCGGTACGTTTCCTATTCTCTTCTTCCACGTCTGCCGCATTCGCCAGCGGCCTGCCGAAGCCATCGACCGTGGCACCGGCTCCCTGCACGGCAGCCTGCTGCTCGGCTCGCAGCCGGTCCAATTCCTTCTCGGTCTCGCTCCGAATATCCAGCCCAAGGATCGGGGCGAACTTCTTGACGAAAGCCTCAATGAACTTGGCCAGTTCCAAGAAGGCGTTGCCGGCCAGTTGGATGAAATCCAGAAGCCCCTGAGCCACCTGCTGGGCGATCTGTTGCGGCCCGGCCTGCTTAATCACGCCCAGAAGCTCTTGAGCGATCGTGCTAATCGGGCCAGCAAGCTCGCCCAGGATCGACCCTGCCAGCCCTTTGACCGTTGCCCAGACGGTGGCGAACGAGTCATTCATGCTGTCGATGGCTTTGACGGCGTCCTCGCTCACCACCTGGCCCAGCGAGACAGCCTCTTCCCGCATCTGCGTCAGAGCACCAGGCCCGAGCGTGAAGAGTTCGCCGAGTTCGATGCCGCCCTTGCCAAAGAACTGCACGGCCTTGGCGGCACGCTCGGCGGGGTCGGCAATGCCAGCCAACGCATCGACAACCATCTCGAACTGCTTTTCCGGCGTAGCGGCCTTGAGATCGGTGAACACGATGCCGAGCTCTTCAAACTTCTTTTGCGCCTTCTCGTCGAGCGTCGCTTTGCCAATGTTGATCGTCAGTTTCTGGATCTGCTTGGCAAACGATTCCACGCTCACGCCAGTGTCAGCGGCCGCCCTGGCGTAAGCCTGCAACGCCTCAACGCCGACGCCGGTGCGGTTGGCCACGTCGTTCAACGCGTCGAGCTCTTCGCCAACACTCAAGGCGAAAGACGTGACAGAAGTGACGGCACCAGTCACGGCACCCGAGAGACTAAGAAAAGCAGACGTGGCAGCCTGGAGCCCGCCCAGGGCCAACTTGCCAATCTCAATGTTCTTCAGCGTGCCAAGATCGGCCGACGCCTTCTTGCCGGCCTCGCCCATGGAGTCCAGCTTTTGGTTCACATCGGCCACGGCCTGGGCCAGCTGTGCCGTATTGGCACTGATCTGCATCGCTAGTCCGAGTGCCGTGCTCATGTCATTTGCCGTCTAAGTCGATCTTCATCTGGGCCAGCACGTCGAGCATCTGCGTCTTGTGCTGCGGTGGTCTTTCGGTCGGAATAAAGTCTCTTGGCTTTGGGCACTGGCCTCGGCGTGAGTGCGGTGCCAGCACTGCACTGGCCAACACTCCAGTCTGAGCCCATGAGTTGTCTAGCGGCTGGAAGTAGCGGGCGAAGGCCAGCCACTCCGATAGCTCGCGTGAATCCATCCGCTGCTCGAGCTCGCCGACCGTCATCTTTAGATGCCCGGCCAACATGAACAGGAACTGCCGCGACGGTCTCGCGCTAAAGCTCGCCGGCGAGTTCGACTACGTCCGCCTCCGTGAGTTTGTTGTGCTTCTGTGCGATGTCGAACAGTTCGCCCATAACTGCACCGTCAAGATCGGCCACCTCGGAAATCTCGTCGTCTTTCCAGATCCGTACGCCGTGCTCGTCGCAGAGAGTCCGTACGAGATAGAACGCACGGAAGTTATGGAACTTCTCCATGCCCTTGCTGCGGATGTCGATCCACGCGAGTTCCCATGCGTCCCGCTCGCCGACGCTCATGACGCGGACGTGCACGTCAAAGCCCCACTCTTTCACGTGGACCTTGAGCGGCTTGCGAACGCTTGCGGCCTTGATCTGTTCTTTCAGTCCCATGTCACCCATCCAAAAGTCTGAACGTCACGGTGTAACGGGTTACGCCGTTCAACTCGGGCGCGACGCTCAAGCCCTCATAGACTGCCTTGCTCGTCAAGTCAGCGCCGCCACCAGTGATGACGATGTCAGCCCTGGTGCCGTACTTCGCCGTGGTGATGTTGGCCGTGCCCATGCAGCCGACAGTGACCGTGCCGACCTCATCGGTCCACAGCGATGAGCGGCCCTTAGCCGGGCCGCCGCCGTATTGCCACGACAACTCCGAAACCTCGGAGAACGCCACGCCGTCAAACGTGACAGAGATGCCAGTGCTATGAGCCGCCACGGGTAAGCCTCCGTGCGACTACGGCACCTGGAAGGAAGCGGAACCACGCACGGCGTCGTTGACCGTCAGCGTGACGCTGGAAGACTTGCACGTGGCGGTCACGCTCAGCGTGATCCCGCCAGTGATGGCGAGCGTTCCAGTGGCACCCTGGGCAACCGGCGTGCCGGACGCAGCCAGGTACTCGACAGAGACTTCCTTGCCGGTGTCACCAGCAGAGCCCTTGAGCGGGCGGCTCATCGTCAGCACGGTCGCCCCGGTGGTCTGGCCCAGGTGTGACACGTCGATCTGATCGGTGGCAGCGTTGTCCGTGATCGAGTAGGTGATGCTCGTGACGGTGTAGACAGTGCCTGCAAACGTGAAGGTCGTGCCGCTCGAATCATGGGGCGTGTAGGCCATGCTTTATCCCTCGCTCCACCAGCAGTCGTACCGCTGCGTCACCTGATAGACCGGCGGGAGATCCGCTCCAGCCAGCTGCACAAAGTCGTCGGATTCGTCCTCCAGCGACGTTTGCTTCACTTCTGTATTGTTCGACGTTCCGCCGTATCCATCCAGAACGAGCCGCATGGCGTCGGCCACCTGGCGGGCCTCTTCGTACGTCGTGCCGTAGATGCTGTATTCCACACTGACTCGCGGCATACCCATCGGGCCGCCGAGCGTCTGCTCACGCTGGATGCCAGAACGTCGCCACGTGACGAACGGCAGCGACGCCGACGCCGGGGCCAGCACCGGGTAGATGCGTGAACTCACCAGCGACGTGACGGCCGTGGTGCCGACCAGGGCTGTACGGAGGACGGCTTCTGGGGATTTGAGGCTCATTTGCCGCCAGCCCTTCCTTTGAATGGATTGGCCATTTCCTTGATGGCGTTATTCAGGGCGGCAGTCATCTCCTTTGTGAGATTTGCCGAGACCTGCGACCGCGTACGCTCGAACGCAGTCTTCACCGGCGGAACTCCTGCCTTTCCGCCCAGCGGGAACTTTCCGAGATCTACGGTAGTTCCCTTCTTGGCTACCTTTACGAAGCCTTTTGGCGGCTTCGGCTTGGTAGTCACCGCACCAGATCGCCGTGCGACAACAACTTTCACTGCACCGCTTCTCTTGAAACTGCTGGCGATGTTTCCTTTAGTGCGACGCTCTTTGGTGCCGAACTCGACAAACCCTTGGTGGTAGCCTTTTTCGTTTGACTTAGCGTCCTTCTTGCCGCGTGGCGGTGCGGTATACCCGACAAGTGCCACGCCAGACCCAGTCTTTGTGTACCGCTTGGTCTTTTTACGAATTGCCCGTTTCAGGTTTCCTGTTGGGCCTCGCGGCGTCAGTGTCTTGAGCATCTGAAAGCCGGGCTCCAAGGCACGGCCCAAGGCAGCCGCCATGTACTTAGCCGAGATATTCTTCGGCAAAGACCTGAACGCAGCCTTGAGTTCCTCCAGTTCGGGGAACTCCACACTGACTTCGATGCCGCCTGCCATCACGTCACCTCTTCGCAGATGGCGACGTGTTCACTGCGGTTGCCGTACTCGAGCAGGCTAACGATGTTGAGCGTCCGCGTACGCCAGGCGAAGCGATCGCGCTGCGTCAGGCCAGGCAGATAACGCATCCGCACCCGGTGCGTGATCGTGGTGTCTTGCTGGCCAGCCGCCAGAGCCTCACGGGCCGAGACGCCTTCCACGCTCGCCCAAACGGCTGACGAGTTGCTCCACGACAGGACCGTCTCGCCGAGAGTGTTTGTGGCACCGCTGGCGACCTGCACCGTAACACGCTCGCGGAGCTTGCCTGGGTCGATCACCGATAGGCCCCCCACCGCTGCGAGTCGAGCAGGGACTGCACGCCGTACGGCACCTCCTGCGGCACGGCACCGGTCGCCATCACAGCCTGGCGGCTTTCGTACCAGTGGCCCACCAGCATCAGGATCGCGTGCCGAATCGCCGCCGGCACACTCGTGCCGCTCGCCCCGTACCCGCCCCACCACGTCACGCTGATGGCGTTGTCATCCCGCAGATGCGGCGGCCACGTCTGGCCATAGAGCGTCTTCACGGTGCCAGGCGTGCCGGCCCGGTCCACGCGGTAGCTCGCCGTTGAGTAGGTGGACGTGGTGCCGTTCTCAAACGTGAACGTCAGAGCCACCGCCGTGGCCGTGCCAGCGGCAGCCATTGGCGGGCGTGGCAGTTCGATGTCGTGCGTCCCGTCCGGCGGGAACGTGTCAAACCGCACCACCCACTGCGTATGCACCAGCGTGCGGTCGAGATACTCTTCGCACCACTCACGGGCCGCAGCAATCAGCGTGCCGATGTAGGTATCATCGTCGCTGGTATCGACCCGCAGGTGGGCCTTGGCCTCGGCGAGCGTGACGGGCTCAACCGCTGGCGGCGTCGCTCTGGTCAGACTTCGGTACTGCACGGCGTCCTCGTCTCCTGGGCGTGGCGTCTGCCGTCTCGGCGTCGTGCTCGATGGCGGCCGTCTCGATCAGATCCTGCTGCCGGTCTTCGATGGCCACGCCCTGGGCCACCAGCTGCGTCGCCAGCCCGCCCGTCATCTCTACCGACTGCCCCTTGCGGTAGGCACGCCACGCACGGGTAAATGTGATTTTCTTCATTGAGGCACACTCCATGCAGACTCGGGGCGCTTCAGCGTGTTCGTGAACTCTGTGGCCCACTGGAAAACAGGGCTGCTGAGATTCTTGCCGGGCCACGTCACCACGTACTCGCCGTGGCCTAGCACGACGCGGGGCGAAACGTAGACCTTATTGCCGCTCTCTCGCCAGTTCTTCCAGAACCAAATATCGTCATCGACGCGGCCTTCATGCCACGAGCCGTCAGGGCCGGGCTTGCTCCAGAACCACGGCTTCTTGCACCGCTTGAGTGCGGCCGTGCTGATGACTGTGAGCCCGAAGTGGGCACTGTCCACTTCCTGCACCGGCTCGGCAAACCACGCCTTGTCCACCTTGGTGCTGCCGTCTGGCGGCGGATTGTCCAGCATGCCTTTCAGCGTGAGCATCGGGCGACCGTCTTCCCGTTTCGTCTGCAGGCCCGTGATGGCGTCGCACTGGAAGGTCATCGCCAGGGCGAAAAGGTGCTCGATGTCTTCCTTCGTGAAAAACGTGTCGTAGTCGATGGCCAGCAGGTATTCGGCCTTGTCAATGAACTGTTCCATCACGCGGGTGTTCACCTGGCTCCAGAACGCACCAGTGCCCATCGTGGGGCGAATGCCGAGCGGCATGAGTGCCTGACACCAGGCGAAATGGTTGGCCGTAAAACTCAAGCGCGGCATCGACAGGATGGCTTCCACACGGATGTCAACTTCCGTGCCGCCGACCTTGACCAGCATGCGTGCCTCAACAAAAGAGAGCGGGCCGCCCCGTTGTGGAGCGGCCCGCCCAGTTTGCACTTCACGTCAAGCCGTCAGGCTCACGCACCCTTGAGGGCGATGACCGGGCCAGCGACCGTGTCGCTGCCGAGCGTGTGCCACGAGATCGCCACGCGGGCGGTCGCACGCAGCACGGTCTGGTCGCTCAGGAAGGCCACCTCGGAGCTCGACGCAAGGTCGATGCCCTGGCGGGTGCCAAAGATCGCCGCGTTGGCGAAGTTGGCATACAGAGCCATCACGTTGCCCGTCTGGTCGCCGGCACCAGGCATCTCGTCGGTGAGCACCACGGGCTTGCCCATGAAGGTCAGGCCCAGGCCCTGCGTCAGGCCGACCGACCCGCCCTGGGCGGCGTCGAGGGCCTGCATGCAATCCGCGAAGAAGTACGGCGAGACGTACCACTTCGCACCGTTCTGGCTGTGGGAGGGCATCAGGGCCATCATCCGCAGCAGGTTGGCCTTGGTCACCTCATCCGGCGTGTCGCCGGCAGCCGTCACCAAGCTCGCGGCGTAGGTCGCCGAGGTGCCCGCGAGGATGCCGTTGCTGGTCAGGATGCCAGCCACGCTCGGAGCCGAACCCGAGTTGCCGTTGAACGCGATGTTCTCGATCGCGTTGGTGAGGCACAGGGCGAGCTCTGCCGCAATCCAGTCGGCGTAGGCCGCCGGGTTGACCGCGTCCGAGAGGAGCTCGTTGGCGATCTTGGTGGCAGCCGTGCACTTCTTCGCCGTCAGCGTCACCTGGGTCGAGGTGGGGTCGCTGTCGGTGATCGCCACGTTCTCGTTCTGCCAGTTGACGGTCGCACCGGCCGTCCGCTTCGGGACGAGCACCACGTCGCTCGGCATCTGAATGTTCAGAGCGTTGGACGCGAAGGCCGAGTTCTCGGTGACGAGACGCAGCACGGTGTCGGACAGGAGGATGTCCGGCACGAACGCCGCACCCGTGGTCGAGCCCGTCGAGCCCTGGGCACGCACCTCGATGCCGGCGTCTTCGCACCACCGCTTGGCGTCGGCGTCGCGGAGAAGCGTGGCCTTCAGCTGCATGCCGCTCTTGAAGGCGTCCTCGTGCGAGCGGAAAGCCTTGAGCTTGCCACGGAACGGAACCGCCTCGATGCGAGCCTTCGGCTCGTCGGAACGCACCTCGGGAGCCGGGGTGCAGCGGTCCACGACGCTGCGGAGATTCTTCGCCGAGTCGGCAACCGACTTCTCGAAGTCGATCTTCTTGGCGAGCTTGGCGGCGTCGGCCGTCAGCGTCTCGAGTTCGAGGTCACGCTCGGCGATCTTGTCCGCGTCGCCTTCGATGGCCCGCACGGCGTCGATCCGGTTGGCGAGGGTAACGGCCTCGTCCTGCAGCTTCTTGAGGTTGTCCACGTGTGTTCTCCGCCGGCGGTATTGCCGATGGAGTTCACGGTCGCACTAACGGGCATCCCTCTTGCAGAAGCGAACTTCGGAAACTGTTGTTTTTACAAACACCACGCCACGAGCACCGCATCGCGGGCAGCGTAGATACCGCTGCCGCTCGTCACCGCACGGGCGCGAAGAACGGCACCGTAACTTCTCGCCGCACGTGCAGCGGGCGTCAGCCATTGCGAAGCCTCAGAGATGCAGCCCAGGCGGCGGCGACGCCCCGCAGGGCCGAACGCGAACGATCCGCCTGGGCCGCAGGCTCGGGCGTGGGCTCGGTCTGCGACGCAAGCCACGCTTCGTAGGAACGCTGGGCCACGGTTACGCTGCTGGCAGGGTAGGCAGGCGTGAGCACGACAGACACGTCAACCAAACTCGACACCTCGCGGATTTCCCGCACGGCACCTTGCTCATCACTGGTCCAGCGTTCGCCGGTCCTCATGTCCACGGAGAACGCGAACGAACTGCCACGCAGGTCACGACGGCGGACGAGCTCGAGCGTATCCCGTCCCACCTGCGTATCGGGCGGCGTCACGACGTACCGCAGGCCCTTGTCATCGCTTGAGAGCTCCAGCGTGCCCGACGAAGAGCGGCCCAGGATTAGGTCGCTGTTGTGATTCAACAGGGCGACCACGTCCTGTTTGCCACGCTGGCGATTGAGAATCTTGTCGAACGCACCGGGCAGGATGATCTCGCGGAACTGGGAGCCGCCTTCCCGCAGCGGCAGGCTGAAGCGGTTGTAGACGGCGGCGTACCCGACGAGCACCTGCGTGCCGTTGGCCCGCGTCTCAATCGTGAGCTCGGCCTCGGGCACTTCCTCAAAGGCGAGGCAGCGGCGTTCAAGTTCCATCGGTCGTGTCCTCCTCTTCGGCCTGGTCTTCGGCGTCATCGGCCGGTGTGTCTTCAGC